CCGCCACCGTAGCCATTGCCGAAAACCTGAGAGCCGACGCCAAGACGGTCGCGGCAGTCATGACCGATGTCAGCCCCGGAGCACACGATACTCCGACAGAATCTCCGGAAACGGGCTCCGATACGGAGCCAATGGACGCCACCAGTTTTCACGTGGCCCGCACCTTACGCGAAGCAGCGGAAGCCAGAATCGCCCAACTTCGCCTCATGAAGATGGCCGGCCAGCTCGTTGATGCCGAGAAGGTCCGCCGCGTGGTGACCACATGGTCCGCGACCGCCCGCAACGCTTTCGAGCGCATCCCAGACAAATTAGCCGAGCGCCTCGCCGCCGAGTCGCTACCGGAGATATGCCATACGCTGCTGGCCGCTGAAATTGACCTGGTGCTGTCAGACCTCGCCGCCGGCGCCGCAGCCATGGCTCTCGAAGACGATCCCGATGGGCGCCCGTGATATTCCAATAAGTGGAACCCTGACCGCCAGCGCTGCCCTGGTGTGGCATGCCATCTATTCGGGGATCGAACCCCCGCCACGACTCTCCGTCACCGCCTGGGCCGACGCCCATCGCCGTCTTCCCACCAAGGGCGCAGGCGAGCCTGGCCCCTGGCGCACCTCCCGGGTGCCCTACGCCGCCGAGATCATGGACTGCCTCTCCGCCGAACACCCGGCGAAGCGCATCGTTTTCATGAAATCCGTCCAATCCGCCGGCACCGAGATTGGCAACAACTGGGTCGGCTGGTTCATCGACACCCAGAAGGCGCCGATGATGATCGTCCAGCCCACCCTGGACATGGCCGAGCGGTGGTCCAAGCAGCGCCTGGCCGCTATGATCGAGGACTGCCCCAGCTTGCGCGCCAAGATCGCCCCGGCCCGCTCCCGGGATTCCGGCAACACCACCCTCCTCAAGGAATGGGCCGGCGGCGTCGGGGTCATCAGCGGCGCCAATTCCGGCGCCAGCCTGCGCTCGATGCCGGCCCGCTACGTCTTCCTCGACGAAATCGACGCCTACCCGCAGGAACTGGAAGGCGAAGGCGACCCGATAAAACTGGCGGAGGCCCGCACCACCACATTTCCGCGGCGCAAGGTCTTCCTCGTCAGCACGCCGACCATCGAAAGCCTCTCCCGAATCAACAAAGAGTGGCTAGCCAGCGACCAGCGCCGCTATCACGTCCCGTGCCCGCACTGCGGCCACGAACAGCCCCTGGTATGGGACAACCTGCGCTGGCCCAAGGGCCAGCCCGAGCGCGCCCTCTACCACTGCGGCGACTGCGGCGCCGGCATCGAAGAGCACCACAAGACCGTCATGCTCGCCGCCGGCCGCTGGGTCGCCACCTATCCCGAGCGTCCCGTCGCCGGGTTTCACATCAACGCCCTCTATACCCCGATCGGCCTCGGCCTCACCTGGGCCGAACTCGCCGCCGAATGGATCGAGGCCGCCAAAGACCCCGCCCGCCAGAAAACCTTCACTAACCTGCGACTCGGCGAAGTCGTCGCCGACCCCAACGAAAAACTGGACGAAGACGACCTAAAAGCCCGCGCCGGCATCTTCAAGCCGCGCGACATCCCCCTTGGCTGCCTCGCCTTGACCGCCGGCGTCGACGTCCAGAAAGACCGATTTGCCATCCTCATCATCGGGCACGGTCGGGGAGGGCAGCAATGGGTCATCGACTACGTCGAACTCCCCGCCGATCCGACCACCGAGGAAGCCTGGACCGCCCTGGACGCCCACCTCGCCCAGCCCCTGACCAACAGCCGCGGAGTACCCATGCGCCCCAACCTGGTGGCCATCGACTCCGGCTACCTCACCGACCACGTCCTCGCCTACACCCGCACCCGCCGCGGGCGTGTCATTGCCGTCAAGGGCGCCAGCACTCCAGGCAAGCCGATCATCAACCGCCCCAGCAAGCTCGACGTCACCGTCCGCGGCAAGACCATCAAGAACGGCGCCGAAGGCTGGCTGGTCGGCGGCGACACCGCCAAGCACGTCCTCTTTGCCGTCCTCACCGCCGACGGCAAGCGGCCCCTCGAGCACGACCGCCTGATCCATTTCCCGGAAGGCCTGGACGCCAGTTTCTACAGCCAGCTCACCGCCGAAGTCTGGGACCCGAACCGCCGCCGCTGGGTCAAGGTCCGGCCCCGGAACGAGGCCCTGGATACCTGGTGCTATGCCCTGGCTGCAGCCCATCACCCGTCGCTGCGGATCCATCTGTGGAGAGAGCCGCACTGGGCCAAACTCGAATCGGTTCTTGAGCCCGCGACCGCGGACCTGTTTTCGACCGTGCCAACGGGTTCGTCGGTCACGCCGTCGGAATCCACGGCCCCCATCAACAAACCCCGCCAACCGCCGATTCATCGGCCAAGCGGCATTACGCTCGGGTGGTAAATGGACATCCTCGACCGCGTCCTCTCGCTGATCCAGGCCGAACTCGGCCCCGACATTTTTACCGATGCCCGCCGCCTCGATTTTGAGCGCAATTTCCGCTTTGAATTCGGCGCCGAATCCCACTACGTGGCCAGCGTCCGCGCCTTCGATGTCCAGCGTCGGCATGCCGAAGTGCGGCGCCTGGCCGGGATGGGCATCGGCAACAGCGAAATCGCCGAGCGCCTCGGGATCACTCGCCAGCAAGTCTGGAATATCACGTCAAGCGGTCAGCCTTAACCGCTTGACCGGGCTGCCCTATAAACGGCGGCATGACTGCCCCCGTCCAGACCACCGAGCCCGCGATCATCCTGGCCGGCGATACCGCCACCTGGCGCCTCTCCCTGGACGACTACCCGGCCAGTGACGGGTGGGTCGTGACCTACACCGCCGTCCGCGCGGGCGCGAAAATCAGCTTTACCAGTACCGCCGACGGCGACGGCCACCTCATCCGGGTGCCCCCGGCAACCACGGCGGCCTGGTCTGCGGGAGCCTATTCCTGGCAGGCCCGCGTCGGAGATGGAACCGACGCGTACACCGTGCGCAGCGGGTCCTGGGAAGTCCGGTCCGACTTCGCCGCCGCAACGGAATCCGGGCTGGACGCCCGCAGCCATGCCGAAAAGACCCTGGCCGCCCTGGAATCCTGGATCGAAAACCACGATCCTGCGGTCGCCGAATACGAAATCGACGGGCGCCGCATGAAATACATCGCCATTCCCGACCTGCTCACCCTCCGGGACCGCTATCGGCGCGAAGTGCGCGGCCAGTCCGGTCGCTCTGCCCGCGTCTACATGAGATTCTGATGGCCGCCACGTCTCCCGTGCCCTTCAAGGGCTCCCTTATCCTGCAAGAGCATGGGCGCAAGATGCAAGCGGCGCGGGAAGCCCGATCGCGGCAGCAACAAGCCGCAATCTTCTCGCGCTCCTTCGCCGCCGCTCAACTCAACCGCCTGACCAGCTCCTGGCGAGCCACCGCCGAGCGCATCGACGACGAAATCCGCACCGACCTGGACGCCCTGCGCGCCCGCAGCCGCGCCCTGGAAAACAACAACGACTACGCTCGCAACTACCTCGACATCGTAGAAACCAACCTGATCGGCGAACAAGCCCCGCGCCTCGTCCCGCTCATCGACAATGCCCCCGGCTCTCCAGACCTCGGCGCCCGCGCCGCCGTCGCCAAGGGCTGGGCCGAATGGTGCGGGCGTGGGGTCTGCGAAGTCACCGGCAACTATGCCTTCGACGACCTCTGCCAGGCCGTGAGCCGCGGCCTGGCCCGGGATGGCGAAGTCCTGGTCGAATTCATTCGCGGACCCGACGCCGGCAACCGCTTCGGCTTCGCCGTCCGCCTCCTCGACGTCGCCCGCATCGCCACCTGGAAGCACCGCCCGCCCTCCGCTGGGGAAAACGCCATTTGCTCCGGCGTCGAGGTCAATGCGCAGGGCCGCGCCGTCGGCTACTGGTTCAACGACAGCGCCCAGGAAGCCCGCCGCGCTGTGCGCGTGGAGGCCTCCACCCTGCTGCATCGTTTCGTCATCCAGCGGGCGGAGCAAAAGCGCGGCATCCCCTGGATGCACGCCAGCATGCTCTCCATGCACTACGCCGGAGAATTCGCCCTCTCCGCCCTCATGGCCGCCAAGCACGGCGCCGACCACCTCGGCTTTTTCGTCACGCCGGACGGATCCCCGCCGCCCGTCGGCGAGCCCACTGCCGATGAGGCCGGATCGCGCATCGCGACCAGTGCGCCGGGCACCTGGGACACCCTGCCCGACGGCGTCGACGTCAAGACCGTCGATTCCAAATACCCGAACGAAGTATTCGGTCCCTTCCTCAAAACCGCCAATCAGCGGATGGCCAGCGGCCTGCCGGGGGCCAGCTACCCAGAGCTGTGCAACGACTACGAGGCCGTCAATTTCTCCAGCATCCGCGCCGCCATCCTTTCGGCGCGGGACGAGTGGCGCAAACGCCAACGCTGGTTCGCCAGTGCCATCCTGGACCCCATCTTCGACGAATGGCTGCGGCTCTCGCTGCTCTCCGGCGCCCTCCTGCTCGACAACGGCAGCGCGCTGCCCCTCGCCAAGTTGCCGAAATTCAAGGCCCACGGCTGGCGCTTCCGGGGCTGGGCCTGGGTCGATCCGGTCAAAGACATGGAAGCCGCCCGCGCCGCCTACGAACTCGGCATCACCAGCCTCTCGCGCATCGCCAGCGACATGGGCCGCGACATCGAGGACGTCTTCGATGAGCGCCAATCCGAAAGCGCCCTGGCCGATCGCTACGGCGTCACCCTCAACGCCGGCCAGCCCGCCGTCGTGGTGGATCCCGCGCCAAACTGATCCGTCAAACCGCGTCTATTAACCACTTGACGCGGTCCCGTAAAACTCGGAACCCATGGAGGAGTATCCATGGGCCTGACCCGAGAACACCGCATCACCCTGACCGAACCAACCGTCCGCGCAGACGGCGCCGACCTTGTCGTCGAGATGGCGTTTGCCAGTGAACTGCCCTATGAGCGCTGGTGGGGCGTGGAAATCCTCGACTGCGCCCCGGAATCTGTCGATCTCTCCCGCCTGAACGACGGCGGCGCGCTCCTCTACAACCACAACTGGGACGACCTCCGCGGACATCACGTCCCCGGAAGCGTCCGCGCCGACGGCGACCGCGTCATCCGCGGCCAGGTCGCCATCAGTCACGCCGCCGATGGCGGTAGAACCATCGCCCTGGTCGAGGGAGGGCACCTGACCAAAACCTCGACCGGCTACGAAATTTATCAGGTCGTTGAGAAATCGACGGCCAAGGGCGCCGAGTCGCCCTCCGAACGCATCCTAGACGGTCGCCTGTTCGACCGGGTCCTGACCCGCTGTCAGCGGGAAGCCCCGGGCGACCTGGCCGCCTTCCGCCGCGCCCTCGACGCCGAGGCCGGCCCCTTCGCCCGCGCTGCGGACCAGCCCGCCACCTACGTCGTCACCCGGTGGGGCGTGCTGGAGAACTCCCTCGTCACCGTCCCCGCCGACCCGTCCGTCGGTTTGGGGCGCAGTGCCGAGATCGTCCCGCAGCCCCCCCAAGCCCCCGCAGACCCCATTCCCCTGGAGCCCATCATGACCCAAACCGCAGTCCCCGACGTGGATCCCGCCGCCATCGAGCGCGACGCCACCGCCCGCGCTCTCAAGCGCATCAATGACATTTCCGCCATGGGCGAGCAATTCAAGGATTTCGACGGCGTCCGCGCCCTGTCGGACGCCGCCATCCGTACCGGCCAGCCGGTGGAGGAATTTACCGCCGCCCTTCTGAAGCACATTTCCGAAAAGGGCAAGGCTTGGCAACCCGAAGTGGGCCTGACCGCCAAGGAAACCCGCCAGTTCTCCGTCCTGCGCGCCGCGCGCGCCATGGTCGAAGGCGATTGGACCAAGGCCGGCTTCGAGCGCGAAGTCTCCCAGGCCATCGAACAGAAGGCCACCGCCGCCGGCCTGCAACGCGCGGGCACCGGCAAGGGCTTCTTCATCCCTCTGGAAGTCCAGAAGCGCGACATGCTCGTCGCCACCGCCGCCAACGGCGGCAACATGGTCGCCACCACCCTGCGCCCGCAGGACTTCATCGGCCTCCTGCGCAATCGCATGCTGTCGGCCCAGCTCGGCATCCGGACCCTCTCCGGACTCGTCGGTAACGTCGACATTACCAAGCACACCGGGGCCGCCACCGGCTACTGGCTGTCCTCTGAAACCACGGCCATTACCGAGAGCCAGCAGACCATCGGCCTCCTGCAGCTCCGCCCGAAGAACCTGGGCGCCTACACCGAAGTGACCCGCCTGCTGCAGTTGCAGAGCACGCCGGACGCCGACGCGTTCATCATGGACGACCTGGCCAAGGTCGTCGCCGTCGCCTACGACGCCGCCGTCTTCAACGGCTCCGGCGCCAGCGGCCAGCCCACCGGCATCATCGGGACCTCCGGAATCGGATCGGTCACCGGCACCACCCTCGGCTTGGCAGGCTTGATCGAATTCCAGACCGACGTGGCCGTCGCCAATGCCCTGTCGACCAACTGCCGGTACGTCACCACCCCGGCCGTCGCCGGACTGCTCGCCCAGCGCGCCCGTATCGCCTCGACCGACTCGGTGACGCTCTGGAAGGGCAACCTGCTCGACGGCGAGGTCGAGGGCTACCGCGCCCACACCAGCAACAACATTCCCGCCGCCACCATGCTGTTCGGCGACTTCTCCGAGGTCATCGGTGCGGAATGGGGCGTGCTGGAAATCGACGTCAATCCCTACGCCAATTTCGCGGCAGGGATTACCGGAATCCGGGCTTTCTACACCTGCGACGTGGGGGTCCGCATCCCGGGCGCCTTCTCCGCCGCCTCCACCATTACCTGATCGGAAGGCCCCGGGGAAACCCGGGGCGAGTCCACCATGACCGAAGTCAAGACCCTGCGTCCCCTCTGGCACCACGGCAAGCCCGTCGAAGCGGGAGAAGTGATCCTTCTTCCCGACGCCGACGCCGCCTACCTGGTCGGAATCGGTCGCGTCGAGCGGGTGACGGAGGTGCAAGCCCCGGCCAAGCCGCGGCCGGCTCGGACGAAAAAGGTCGAATCGTGACCGATTTCGCCGCCGACTCCGCCGTTTTCTACCGCGACTTCGGCGTCCCGACCACCCTGACCCCCGCCGCCGGAGGCCCGCCGGTCTCCGGCCGGGCCATCCTCAACGCGCCCGGCGCCGTCCTCTTTGGCGGTGCCGTGATCGCCGACACCCATTCCGCCCAATACCCCGTGGCGGATTTCCCCGACGTCCGCGTCGGCGACCGCCTCACCGTCGGCAGCACGGAATACGCCGTCCGCAATCCGCCCCTGTCCTCCGCGTCCGGCCTCGATGCCGTCGCGCTGCTCGAACACCCCTAACCCCAGGAGCCATTATGTTCAAACGCCTCATCACCGCCGCCTGCCTGGCCCTGGCCGCCTTCGCCAGCCAAGCCACTACCCTCGTCTATGACTCGTTTCTTGACGACGTCCTCGCCGGCAACATCGTCAAGACCGACACCTTTAAATGCGTCCTGACCACCTCGGCCTAC